AAGGTAAGTTTGTTTTTTCTATACAAAATACAGACCGTAACCTTATTTTTAGTCTCGGCAAGCAGTGCTTGCGACATATACCTTTTACTGATAGGCAATACGAACTTGCCAAAAGAAAAATTTTAGATTATAAAGATCAGTTTGAAGCAAATGGTATTGAGAAAATTGAAGAAAAGATGAATAACCTAAGGCAACCATTGCGCTCAATAGACAGGTCAAGAACTATAAGATTAGTAGAACAAAATGATCAAACAATGATTGCAGTAAAGTTTCCATTTGCAAAAAGTATGATCAAATATATAGATATCCTTAACAAAATGCACAACAATAAAGGCTACGACAAAGCAAACAAGACTCATTATATTCAACCAACAGAAAAAAATATTTACAAAATAGTAGGCAACTTCCAAAAGGCAAACTTTGAGATGCAAGAAGATCTAAAAGAACAATATAGGAAGTTATTAGAAATGAAACAACAAGAAAATGATCATGTACCAGGTATATATGGTTTAAAATTAAAAAACTTACACGATAGAGCATTTGATTATGCTATTAGTTCAATAGGTGAACCTAGTCTTGAGAACTTAGCATTGTTTAAAGATAGACAAGAAATGCTTGGCCTTAACTACTTTGACGAGGACGATTTACAACAAAGCGTGAATAAATTACAGCCGCTAACAAAAAATATTATCAATAGAAATAATCAAAATATATTAGTAAAAAACACCAAGTATACTATTGACAATGTTGCAGAATCTATTTTAGAGTTACATAGATTTCCATTATTAGTTGTCATACCAGATGACGATGACAGCTTAGATGTTTTACAAAATGTTTACGAGTGTTTTAAAGGTATAGTTCTTGAAGATTCTTGCAGTGTTATGTTTAGAAAAGATAATAAAAACGGCTTAGATAAAAGATTCAATGATTATATTAAAGATAAAAGACTTAATAATTCTCTTGCAAATTCTTCCAAAATAGTGTATATTAGTAGTAATAAAATACCAAAACCTTTGTTAGCCAGTAACTGGAGAGCTAGTGCTGTGTTAATGTATGGTAGTCGGAGATCTAATATGAAGCTAGATGCATATATTAATGAATGTGACCTTATTATACATTATGATTCCGATTCAACACCTTTTAGATTTAGGGATATAGATGAAGTATGACAACTTGTAGAATAATAATACAAGACGAAGTAAATGTAAAACTTGAAGGACTTCCTGTTGAAATACGTAGAAAAATCGCCAATCGTTTGAAGTTTGAAGTACCATATGCACGTTATATGCCACAGTACAAACTTGGCCGCTGGGACGGTAAAGTAAACTTTTTCGGTATTGGTGGTACAGGCTATGTCAATCACCTTGATGTCATACAGCAAGTTCTGTTAGAAAATAATGTTGAAATAACAGACATTGATGATCAACGTATTCCTATTGACTTAAAATTTAATACAATTGAAGAAGATTTCTGGGGTAACAAAACCTGGCCAAAAGGTCATCCTGCCGAAGGCGAACCGATACGATTAAGAGATTATCAAGTAGAGGTTATTAACAATTTCTTGCAAAATCCACAATCATTGCAAGAGGTGGCTACAGGCGCTGGTAAGACTATTATCACTGCTACACTGAGTAAGATCGCAGAACCATATGGGCGTAGCCTAGTTGTAGTTCCAAATAAAAGTTTGGTTACACAAACAGAAGAGGACTACATTAACTGTGGCCTTGATGTGGGCGTATATTTTGGCGACAGAAAAGAACTTGGTAAGACTCACACTATTTGTACTTGGCAAAGTCTAAACATATTAGATAAAAAGCACAAGGATGGATCTGCTGTATTGAGTCTTGCTGAGTTCCTCGACGGAGTTAACACAATAATTATTGATGAAGTTCATCAAGCAAAAGCTGAAGTACTTAAGAACTTGCTTACACGTAACCTGCGTAATGCACCTATTCGTTGGGGGCTTACAGGTACTATCCCAAAAGAAAAATTTGAGTTTGAAAGTATTCATGCAAGCCTTGGTCCAGTCATAGGACAAGTTAGTGCAAAGGAATTACAAGACAAAGGAGTGCTATCACAGTGTCACGTAAATGTGGTACAACTAGTAGACTTACCTGAGTTTCGTGATTATCAATCAGAATTAAAATATCTAGTAACAGACAAAAAGAGAATTGAATACATAGGCAAACTATTAAATGGTGTTAAAGATTCAGGCAATACTCTAATACTTGTAGACCGTATTAGTGCAGGTCAATTACTGCAAGAACTTATACCAGGATCAACATTTGTAAAAGGCGATGTGAAACTTAAAGACAGAAAAGACACATATGATGAAATACAAGAAGCAACAAATAAAGTCATTATTGCTACATATGGTGTAGCGGCCGTTGGTATTAATATTCCAAGAATATTTAATTTAGTTTTAATAGAACCTGGAAAGAGTTTTGTTAGAGTAATCCAATCAATAGGCAGAGGCGTAAGAAAGGCAAAGGACAAAGACTTCGTACAAATATGGGATCTTACAAGTACTTGTAAGTTTGCGAAGCGGCACCTTACTCAACGTAAAAAGTTTTATAAGGAAGCACAATACCCATTCACAATAGAAAAAGTGGATTGGAACTAAAACATGAGAATATTGACACTAGATAATAAATGTTATAACCTAACAAATTTACCTGACGAGCTTGATGAAGATGTAAGATTTGCAGTGCTAGATAACAGCGATATTAAAGAACCTGATTTCTTTTTTATCCCGTTAATCTTTTTAGAATCTTTTAGTTCACCTGCAATAGTAATGGAAATAGATGGTAATGAAATAATGATGCCAGTTGATTGGCATATTGCTGTAGGTGATAGTCATACAGGTAATGACTTAGAAATATTGCCTTTGACAAGTTTGAACGATAGAGGGTTTGAAGCATTTATGTTTAATCCACTTAAGAGTTACAAAGCAGATTATGCGGAAGTTAAAATATTAAATTTTTACAATGATGTAAAATGGTATTTTCCTAAAATGAAAAACGGACAACTTTTAAGTGTACCATTGCGTGAAGGAGATAATCCTCCATGTGCATATTTTGTAAAAGATATCAGCAGACAGAATGAAACAATAGATTATGGATTACTATTATAGGAAAGGACATAAAAAATGAAAGCAGGTAAAATATGGGGTCAAACAGAGTTGATCCATGCTAACGGTGTACTAGAGTTTCACCGCATTGAATACAAGGCAGGATTCAAATGTTCAGAACATGAACACAAATTTAAATGGAATGGATTCTTTGTTGAATCGGGCAAGATGATTGTCCGTGTTTGGCAAGATGGTGTCCAAGATGGATTAGTTGATGAAACTATCCTTGGACCAGGTGACTTCACTCAAGTGAAGCCAGGCAAGATTCACCAGTTTGAAGGTTTAGAAGACGGTGTCGCTTTTGAACTATACTGGGCTGAATTTAGTCATGACGACATTGTTCGTCGGACACAAGGCACAAAAACTAAAAAATAACATGTACAGCCAAGAATATCTAACACAGTTAAAACATCTACATGCCGCAAAAGATAGGCCAAGAGGCTTTGGTGGTAAAATAAAAGATTTGGGAGAGTTCTATAACTTTTTTAAATCATGGAATGTAAAAACTGCGTTAGATTATGGCTGTGGTAAAGGTGCTATTCTTGCACACTTAAAAGAACTGTATCCAGATACACAATGGGTAGGATATGATCCTGCTGTATCTATGTTTGCAGTACAATTAAAAAATACATTTGATTGTGTATTTTGTAATGATGTACTTGAACACATAGAACCTCACTATCTAGATGCAGTTCTTAGTGATATTTTTCGTTTAGCAGAAAAAAATATTTGGTTAAGAATTGATACAAAACCTGCACGTAAAAAATTAATTGATGGTAGAAATGCTCACCTTATAATTGAAAACAAAGATTGGTGGGATCAACAGTTGGCAAAATTTAATTGGACGGTTGAATATAGTCAACTAAACAAAAAAGGCAAATTAGATTATGCAATCAAAAGGTAAATTAATTCCAGGCGCGGCTTTAATATACGAACATGCCGACGGTATAACATATGCACGTTACAGAGATGCGCCACACAACAAAATAAAAAGATGGATTGTTGGTGGAGAACCAACAGCCATTGCACGAGCCACAGGTGAATTATTTGGATATCATGAATGGAAAGACATGATGGAAGAAGCAAAACGTAATCCTGTTTTAAAAAGATATTTGAAAAAAGCTGTAGAAGCATACTGTTTAACGAAAGGAGTAGTATAATGCAACACACAATTCAACAACTGATGGATAAAGTCTCAGCAATGCATGGACTTGCTATTCATGCTCATAGAGAAAAATATAAAAAAGCACCAGGCGAGCCATATGATGTACAATATGTTACACACCTTGTTGAGCAAATACAAGCTCTTGCAGGAGATATTTACAATGACAAAACTAAACACCCAAAACTAAAGGATAAGAAATGAAAATAATAGCAGGCCCTTGTCAACATGAAACACTAGAACAAAGTTTAGAAATTGCTACAGAGTGCAAAAGAGTATGTGACACAAATAGTATGGATTACTATTTTAAAGCAAGTTTTGATAAAGCCAACCGTACAAGTATATCTGGACAGCGAGGACAAGGTTTACAAAAAACCATGCAAGACTTCCGTGAATTAAAACAAAAAATTTCTGGACTTAAAATATTAACTGATGTGCATAATCAAAACGAAATATTAAAAATTGCAGCCTATTATAACGATGTAATAGATGTATTACAAATTCCTGCATTCCTTTGCAGACAAACTGATCTTGTTCAAGCGGCATGTAAGACCAATAAAATTGTAAATATAAAAAAAGGACAATTTCTTGCACCATGGGACGTTAAAGGTATACTATCAAAGACAGAAGGTGCAAAAGAAGTTTGGATAACTGAGAGAGGTACAAGTTTTGGATATAACACTTTGGTTGTGGATTTCACTGGGCTACAGTATATGCTTGATAATTTTGATGTTCCTATCGTATTGGATGCTACTCACGCAGTACAAAAACCAGGAGGCAAGGGTGATAGTAGTGGCGGCAATCGTGATTATGTGCCTGGGATCACTCGTGCTGGGGCTGCTCTTGGGATCAAATCCTTTTTTATGGAAGTACATGCTGACCCTGATGTAGCACCGAGTGATGGTCCTAACATGCTACGTTTAGAAGACTTTGAACAGATAGTAAAAGACATTGTAGCATTTAATTATAAAGGACCTATTAAATGAGTGAACGAAAAATACGTGAATGGGCATTGCCACATGTAAAAAATAGAAGAACTTATGTGGATATAGGTGCGTGTCAAGGAGACACTACTAATCCTTTTATAAGTGAATTTGAACGTGTAATAGCATTTGAGCCTAACGCTAGCGTCTTTGATAAAATTTCAGACAAAGCAGAAAAATATAATTTAGGCCTAGGCGACCAAGAAGAAGTTCTTGAAATAGTACTGCCTAACGGAATTGAACATCCTGAGCACGGTAGCATAACAAGATATAATACCGAAGAATATAAGGATCATCCGAGAGTTAAAGTTACTATTAAGCGATTAGACGATTTCAATTTTACCAATGTTGACTTAATAAAGATTGATGTTGAGCATTACGAAATGAAGGTTTGCTTAGGAGCAGAAGAGACTATTAAGAAATATAAACCTGTAGTTCTGTTTGAAAATAAAAGAAACGAAGCAGATCATGTGTTAGCTTGGTTTGAAAATTTAGGTTATAAAATAGATAAAAGAAAAAGTGATACAGTAGCATACTATGAGTAAAACAGCAATACTAATTCCGGCTAGATACGAAAGCACACGCTTTCCGGGAAAGCCTTTAGCATTATTAGATGGTGTTTCAATGATTAGACGTGTATACAGAACTTGTGTAGACAGTGGTTATGACACTTATGTACTTACAGATGACCAACGCATATATAATGAAATTGGACCTAGTTGTTACTTAGATGATGAGGAATACGATAACGGAACTGAAAGATGCGCAGGCGCTGTTAATAAATTTGATATTTTACGAAGCTACGACCAATTTATAAATGTACAAGGAGACATGCCAGATGTAAGCGTAAACATGATTGAGACATGTCTACAGCATTTGGACAACTATCCTATTGCAACCCTATACACTGAGATGAAAAAAGACTTGCAAAATGATCCAAACAGTGTTAAACTAGTACGTAGCGGTGACAAATGTTTATGGTTCGGTCGTGGAATGACTGGTTATGGTGATTGGCACTTAGGAGTTTATGGATATCAACAAGATGCATTAGAATTATATATGACATACGATATTGAACAAGAAGAACAAATAGAAAAACTAGAACAACTACGCTGGCTCAAAGCAGGTTGGGATATAGGTTGTATGCGTGTAGACTTTAACGGCATTGAAATTAATGAACCAGAGGATGTAAAGCAATGGCACAACAAAAACTTCCATTAAAAGATATCTTAGCAGCAGTTGATATGGGTGCAAAATCTGTATGGGATGAATTTACAGATGAAGAACGCAAACAAATAAGTTTCTGGTTGATGAACAGATATGCATCAAGTATAAAGGGCAATCGAGAAAAACAAGAACTTGCTATATTTAAAACAAATGAATATTATAATAAAAATTGGAACGTACTTGGTACAAGACACCCTAAACTGCAATGGCAACTATTGTGCCAAGCAGGTAACACAGGTAAATTAGAATTTCATGAATGGATTGGAATGAAACAAAAGAAATCAGCTAATTCAAAAATATCTAAATGGTTACATGAACGTTTTCCTAATATGAAAAAAGACGAGGTTGAATTACTTGCTTCAATATCTACAAAACAAGAAATCAAAGAGTATGCCGAGTCACTCGGTATGGATAAAAAAGATGTCGACATCTAAACCCTACATATGCGAATACTGTAACACAGGATACACAAGAGAAAAAACTCTTGCAGTTCATATGTGTGAACAGAAACGCAGACATCTACAAAAAAATGAAAAGCGTGTACAACTCGGGTACTACGCTTTTAATCAGTTCTACAAACTTAGTGCAGGATCTAAAAAAGATAAAACTTACGAAGAATTTTGCAAAAGTCAATATTACAATGCATTTGTAAAATTTGGAAGTTTTATATCAAACGTTAAACCGTTATATCCAGAAAAATATATTGACTATGTTGTTACATCGAGAGTAAAACTTGATCATTGGTGTAGAGAAGAAATGTATGAAAAATATGCTATTGAGCTTATTCGTAAAGAAGGAGTTGAAACTGCACTTGAACGTTCAGTAAATACAATGATGGAATGGGCTGAAGAAAACGAACCTGCACCGTGGAATCATTATTTTGCACATGTAAGTTTGAACAGAGCAGTGTGGCATATCAAAGACGGAAAGATATCGCCGTGGTTAATACTTAACTGTAAGAGCGGAAAGGAAATGTTAAGTAAGTTTAGTGATGAACAATTAGGTATGATTTATCATGTTATGGATCCAGAACATTGGTCAATGAGATTTAAACGCAATCCAAGTGATATAGAACTTGTAAAAGAGATTGTTAAGGAAGCAAATTTGTAATGCCAGATATTGATATAGATTTTGCAGATAGAAAAATACTACTTAAAAAAATTAGACATAGAGTTGCTCGTCTCAACACAGGAAAGAAACATAATACTGGCGTGTATGCTACAGAAATACCACACAACCCAATTGATAATTTATCTACTATTGATTACAAAACAGCAGAAGACAGGGGATACTTTAAATTAGATTTTTTAAATGTGTCTATTTACAAAGATGTAAAAGACGAGACACATTTAATCAGCCTAATGAGAAAGGAGCCACTATGGGAACTATTGGAGCATCAGGACTTCGTCGATCAAGTCTTTCACGTAAGCGGTCACAGCGATCTATTGAAACAATTGAAACCTACCTCGGTAGAACAATTGGCGGCGACCCTAGCAATAATTCGTCCAGCCAAAAGACATCTAGCGGACAAAGATTGGCAAACGATAATGAAAGAAGTTTGGATAAAACCAACAAACGGTGAATATTATTTTAAGAAAGCACACGCTGTTTCTTATGCAATAGCGTGTGTTGTGCATATGAATTTAATCTGTGAGGACTTAAATGTCAAAGCGTAAAGATTTATTAGATATACCTATGACTATAGAATGGAGTGGCAAAAGCAATAGGCGTCATTTCCTTTGTAATCTAATACAAAAAAATAATTTTACTTCAATGGCTGAAGTAGGTGTAAGAGACGGTAGAACTACATTTCATTTGTTAGATCAAAATTCCAACCTCACAATTTATGCTATAGATAATAATATAAATCAATTTTATAACAATGAAGTAAAAGAGAAATACAGGGAAAGATTAATTGCAATTGAAGGGAATAGTCCATTATTAGCAAATCTAATACCGCAAGTAGATTTAATTTTTATAGATGCAGATCATAGTTATCAAGGATGTTCTAGAGATATATTAGCCTACAAAAATAAAATAAAAAATAATGGATTGCTTACAGGTCATGATATAGATTACCCCGGAGTTAACAAAGCCGTAAAAGAGCTGATAGGATCGTACGATGTTGGTCCTAACAATGTTTGGATAGCAAAATGATGTGGGAAGTAGAAGATTTTAGGGGAAAGAAACCTTTAAAAGATCCCGGTCCTTGGCTAACTTGGATAGTACCTGAGAACCTTGCATTAAGATATATATTCAGGATTGCTATATGGATATATGTTATTCCATTCCTTTTGTTAGGCTTTAATTTAACACCTTTAGGTGTTCTGGTGCAGTTTCTAGTTGTAGATTATTTTAGTTACTTGCAATATAAAAAAATGAATATTTTTTAACGTTTGGGCTTTCTTATTAGCTGAACATTTTTTCTTTTTACTCTTTTTACTGACAAATTGCTTATGTTAACAGTAGGTCCAAGACTTATTTTAACATCTTTTGAATTCATTGTAACCAAACAATATTTAAAGGCTTCAATATCATTACGCAAAAATATGTTAATAGGTATTAGTCTATTAGATTCATACCACCAAGTTTCACCTAATTCTAAAAATTTTTTCTTTTCAGCTAGGCTACGGAGATTAGAATATACTAACATAGATGTAACAAATTGATCTTGGTTAGTAATAATTCCAACATATTCCTGGCCACCATACGTGACCACGCTTATAAATGGATAGTTTTCTTCTATTTCTTTTCTTAACATTGTTTCCGATAAATATGTTTATGCAGTTTACACCTAGATATTTAGTAAATAACATAGTAACAATAACAGCAAATGACGCAGGATTCGTCACGGAGTATAGACCAGTGTACCAAAGACAATTACATGTATATAGAGGCATAGACAATGTCCTACAATTCAGACTTTTGAATGCAGATCAAAAACCAATTAATGTTGCAACTTACACACCAAAGTTTGTAGCCTACGATGAAAACAATAACCTTGTAATCGAACATGACGGTACTATCAATCAACTTGACGATAGTAGTGCATCTCGCGGATTGTTTACTGTAACTGTGACTGAAAATGATTTATTAAATATAAAACAACAGTATCTTAAATATAACATTTATATTGTAGACAGTGCTAATACAAAAAAACTTACATATGTGGACAGTCATTTTGATAATAACGGAACTATATTTGTAGACAGTTATGCATTTCCAGGACCAAAAAATTCATATAACATCACACAGTTTACAGAAGAACTAGGTAACGCAGGAGACGATGATGATAACTATTGGATAAGCGAAAGTATCAGTGCCGAACCTGCAATCAATGGTAACGAAGCTCTACATACAGCAGCTATATACAGCGACAGTTATGTAGGAGACGTTGTTGTTCAAGCAACATTAGAAAATCAAGTTACTGACAATACAGCATGGGCTGATATTACAACCGTAAGTTTGTCTAACGAAACAGAACCGACACCAGTAAATTTTAATGGTGTGTTTAGTCATTTAAGATTCAAAACAACTGCTAATCCTGGAAATACAATATCTAAAATATTGGTAAGAAATTAGTTGACATTTTACACGTAGTTTGCTATAATTAAACTATGAGTATTGTCTTGGAAACACTAACTGCACATTTGCCTTCAAAGCGCAAGACTACCCCAAGTGGTTGGACTTCGTTTAATGCACCTTGCTGTCATCACAACGGTACAAGTGCAGATACACGACAGCGTGGCGGACTAATTTCTAACGGTGCAGAAGGTGTAAGTTATCACTGTTTCAACTGTGGTTTCAAAGCCAGTTGGCAACCAGGTCGTAATCTATCACACAAGATGCGCAAACTCCTGCAATGGATGAACGCACCAGATGATATTATCAACAAACTTGCACTACAGGTAATGCAAGAGAATGAAGGCACCGAAATACAAAAACGATTAGTCGCTTTGCCTAAGTTTCATACTGTGCCGTTACCAGCAAGCTCAAGACCTGTAAATGATTGGGCAGACTACTGTGCCCTTGAACCTACAGGAGTTGATCCTAATCTTGTGGCAGTGTTTGAATACATGAAGCAAAGAGACTTGTATGTTGACGACTACAACTTCTATTGGACACCTGAACTTGGTTACAGAGACAGAATTATTATTCCTTTCTACAACAAAGGCGAAGTAGTAGGTTGGACTGCACGTACTGTTAGGAAAGGCAAAAACCCAAAGTATCTCAGCGAGCAACAACCAGGCTATGTGTTTAATATGGATGACCAAAGAGAAAACAAAATCTTTGTTGTTGTGGTAGAAGGTCCAGTTGATGCAATCCATGTAGAAGGTGTAGCACTGCTAGGAAGTGAAATTAAAGATCAACAAGCATTGCTCATAAACAGTCTAAACAGACCTGTGATAGTTGTCCCTGATAGAGATGATGCAGGATCTAAACTTGTTGAACAAGCCATAGAGCTTGGATGGGGAGTAAGCATGCCCGAATGGACAAGTGATATTAACGATGTAGGAGACGCTGTGCAGAAACACGGACGTCTGTATGCATTACACAGCATAGTCAGTGCCGCTGAAACATCAGCAGTAAAGATTAGGCTGAGAGCCAAAAATTGGTTCAGAAAGGCAGAATACGCATGACAGAATTTAAAATAGGTATATTTAATTTAATTAAAAGGTTAATAGGAGGAAGCAGTCTAACACTCGCTGTAACATATACAGTGGGTCATATCGCTATAGCAATGGCTTGTAATAGAATAATTACTGGAGCAGCTCTTGACTTAGCGGCAATAGATGCTATAATAGAACCATGTATTAACGGTGTATGGTTTTATATATTACACAATACATGGAAACGGCTACAAGATAAAAGACAGTAAATGGCAACTAGACAAAACACAGATTACGGTTATGATATACAAAAGGTATATCTTGAAATGATGATGACAGATGCAGAAACATTTGTTAGATGTCAAACCGTATTTAATCCACTTGCGTTTGATAGACGATTGCAAGAAGCAGCAAAATTCTTAGACAATTATGTGTCTGAGCATAATGCTATGCCTACATTTGATATGATCAATGCTGCAACAAAGTCTGATTTAAAAGATCCAGGACAGCTCAAAGAAGAACATTTAGATTGGCTGTTGTTGGAGTTTGAAACATTCAGTAGGCATAAAGCATTAGAAGCGGCAATACTCAAAGGTGCCGACTTACTTGAAAAAGGTGAGTATGGTCCAGTTGAAGACTTGGTCAAGAAGGCTGTACAGATTGGACTACAAAAAGATCTTGGTACAGACTATTGGAAGGATCCTAAAGCAAGACTTGAAGCAATCAAAGACAACAACGGACAAGTAAGCACAGGCTGGGCAAGCCTTGATAAGAAATTGTTTGGTGGATTCAACAGAGGCGAGCTTAATATATTTGCTGGAGGATCCGGTGCAGGTAAGAGTTTGTTCTTGGCAAACTTAGGTGTCAACTGGGCAAGCATTGGAATGAATGTGTTGTATCTAACACTTGAACTTTCAGAGAACTTGGTTAGTATGCGTGTTGATGCAATGGTGACTGACATTCCAACAAGAGATATATTTAAGAATATCGATGATGTTGAAATGAAAGTTAAGATGATTGGCAAAAAGTCGGGTGCATTCCAAGTCAAGTATATGCCGAGTGGCAAGACGCCAAACGACATTAGAAGTTATATTAAAGAATATGAAATTAAAACAGGCAAAAAAGTTGATGTACTGCTAATTGATTATTTAGATCTGCTTATGCCAAATGGTGCGAAAGTTAGTGCAGAGAACTTGTTTATCAAAGACAAATATGTTTCAGAAGAACTTAGAAACTTAGCTATGGAACTGAATACAGTATTTGTTACAGCGGCGCAGTTGAATAGAGGTGCTGTAGAAGAAATTGAGTTTGATCATTCGCACATCTCAGGAGGACTATCTAAGATACAAACAGCAGACAATGTGATTGGTATCTTTACAAGTAGAGCAATGCGTGAGCGTGGTAGATATCAGATACAGTTGATGAAGACACGTAGTAGTTCTGGCGTTGGTGCGAAAGTTGATCTTGAATTTGATGTAGACAGTTTGCGTATTAGAGATCTTGCAGAAGATGATGACTATCAAGAATTTAATAAACGCAAGTCAACTATATATGACAGTTTGAAAAGAACTAGCACGCCAGGTGCTCAAACAGAACAAGATCCTAACGCAGATCCTGCACAAGGAGATACTGTAGGCAAGATACGTGCAGAAACTGACTCAACGAAACTTAAACAATTCTTAAATAATTTGGACCCGGAGTAAAATAGTATATGTTAAAAAAACTTGAAACCTTAGAACAAGTATATCCTTTAGTAAAAGACGATCCTGTAAGGCCTAAACTTCCTGCAGAATGGAGAATACAAAATGGTAGAGAAGTGTATGTGCTTTATGATGATCAGTATGCTGAACAAGATCCAGTATTTTTTGACGGGGCAAGAGCAGTCATCTGTGTAGCTTATACTAACGGTGTTGCTATTACAGAAAAAGATTTAGAACAAACTACTAATCCAAACACAGCAATGTTTTATACTGTGTGGAGTTACGACAAAGGTGCTGGCAGACAAATTGTAAATGAAGTTGCTAGTCATATCAAACAAACAAAAGAAGACATTTCAAGATTTGTAACTCTAAGTCCTCTCACCGAAATGGCAGAACGTTTTCATTTACGCAACGGTGCTGTATTTTTGCGTAAAGGAACACTGTGTCAAAATTTTGAATATGAAAGAGAGAAAATACAATGACCTGCGGATGCGGAAGATCACCTGACAGTTGTCGAGGATGGCATTCTCTATCAGAAGAAGAATATAAAATAGAATATAAAAAAGAGTTTGGCAATCTAAAAAAACAAAATAATTTACTAACAGTTACAGAAGTTCATCATTGGACAGACAAACTGTTTAGTTTTAGAACTGAAAAGCCTGAAGGTTACACATACAAAGCAGGACAGTTTACTATGGTGGGCTTGAATGGAATCAAACGTGCATACTCTTATACATCAGCACCTGAAGATGACTTTCTTGAGTTTTATTCAATCAAAGTACCCAACGGTCCTTTGACCAGCCAATTGAAAAAGATTCTACCTGGCGATAAGATTGAAGTAAGTGATCGTCCAAGTGGTACACTTGTACTTGACAATCTAAAGCCTGCAGATGGCGCAAGACTTTGGTTGATGGCCACAGGTACAGGTATTGCTCCTTTTATCAGCATAATGAGAGACAGTGCTACATACGAAAAGTTTCCAGACCTAAGAGTTACATGGACTGTGCGTACACCAGATGAACTAAAAGCCTACAGTGAATTTATTGATACATGTGCAGACTTTTATCCTACTGTAACACAAGACAACACCTACGAAGGATTCAAAGGTCGTGTGCAATTACTAATGGAAGATGGCCCTGTACTAAAAGATCATGACACGGAAATTGATCGTGTAATGTTATGTGGTAGTCTTGCATTCAATAACGACATAAAAAAGATTCTTGAAAATAATCAATTTGTAGAAGGCACAAATAAACAGCCCGGTACTTTTGTAACTGAGAAAGCATTTGTAGGATGATCAAAGATAAGATACAGTCAGCTGCTGATGATATCTCATTGCTTGAAGGAACAGACAAGTTAACCTATCTTATAGATCTTGCAAAACAAGTAGAAGCATTACCTGATGTAGCAAAGACAGATACAAATAAAATACATGGTTGTGCAAGTAATCTATGGATAATAGGTGGTTGCACCAAACAAGGCACTATGCGTTATCAACCCGATGCTGATTCATTTATTACAAAGGGCACAGCAAAATTAGTTACTGATATTGTAAATGATTGTCCTAAACAAGAAGTATCAGAACTCTCAGTTGATGATTTTAAACCTTTGGGTATTAGAGAATTACTCACACCGCAGAGACAAAATGGATTGGGAAGATTGATTGAACGTATAGTTGCTATTGCAAAAGTATAAGGAGATTAATATTGAGATACTATCTAAGCACTTGTGAATACAAATGGAGTCATGCTCGCACAAGTATGGAACACATGTGGATCCAACGAGAACTCGGCACAGAAATATACAAGTTGATAGAAACAAACGGTTGGGAATGGAAACTGCTAAGAAGCAACAGCCCGACACTTCCGGAAGACATCTACTGTCGCTGTGACATCTATGTTGAAACTGATGACAGCAGTGCCGCAACATTTTTTGCACTCAAATTTCCCAAAGCCCAGCCTGTTCGAATTGCTAAATAACTTGCGTTGGAAACAACGACTAGGCAATGACAAAACAAAAGAGGCTACAATGGCAACGGATTTAGAAAACATACAGAGGCTATTAGATAGATTTAAAAGGCCTATCCCACCCGGAGACACTTATCAAAATCGTTTAGCTGAAGAATTTGAGCTCATTCTCTCTCAGCGATTCACTGATTACTTCTTACAAATCTGCGACATCATAGACATTACCTCAGACCTAACTCACATGACACGTGGGTCAGCAGGGTCGAGCCTAGTCTGCTACTTGTTGGGCATCACAGATGTTGATCCTATCGAGTGGCGCATACCTGTGGCACGGTTTATGAACCCTATGAGGGACGACCTGCCAGATGTTGATATAGACTTTGAACATTGGCGTCAGACGGAAGTAATGGAACGCATATTCAAAAAATGGCCAGGCAAGACGGCAAGGTTAAGCAATTACGTGACCTACAAGGAGAAGTCAGCCCGCCGAGAAGCTGCCAAGCGACTCGGAGCCACAGGTAATCTTCCACGCAACTTTACCTACGAATCAGTAGGAGTTGATCCCAAAGAAGCTCGTCGTATAGAACGCAAGCTCATGGGCAAGAAGAGAGCAATATCAAAACACTGTGGAGGCATCGTAATGTTCACTAGGCAACTACCTAAATCACTAATATCACAAGACAACCAAATACTACTTGACAAATACGAAGTAGAAGATCTAGAACATCTCAAAGTAGACGTACTGGCAAATAGAGGATTATCACAACTGCTTGAGATTGATCCACACACAGAATTGGCCGATTATCCGCGCACAGATGCCCGTACAGCGGCGTTGTTGGCAAGAGGTGACGTGTTGGGTGTGACCCAAGGAGAAAGCCCTGCTATGCGCAGATTATTCCGTGCTATACAACCCACATCAGTAGAGGACTGTGTGTTTGCTACAGCAATGATACGCCCTGTGGCTATGAGTGGCAGGCAAAAGGCTGCTATGTTCCAAGACTGGAGCCAGGAAGTAATGCAGGACAGTATTGTGTTTGAAGATGATGCTATAGATATTATAAGTAGTATCATAGGCGTTGACATGTACGAAGCAGACATGTACAGGAGAGCATTTGCCAAAAAGAACGATGAAAAGATCTTGGAGTTTGTGGAAAAGCTGGGCAATAATCCGCGCAAGCAGGATGCTATGGCGGCGCTTCAAGAACTATCAGGATTCGGCCTTTGTAGAGCTCATGCGGTCAATCTCGGAAGACTCATCTGGGCACTCGCATACCAAAAGGCGCACAACCCGGAAGCGTTCTGGAGAGCAAACCTAAAACACTGCCAAGGGTCATACAAAGCCTGGGTCTATCAAACAGAAGCACATCGCAGAGGCATCGATACAAAGCCAGGTTGGTGGCAACATGGATTCGTACCCAACTGCTATGTACGACAACAATGGTTGGACCGTGTGGAGTTTGCAGGTGTTATAGCCAATGGCAGGGTGTTTCGTGGCAAGAACAATCGCTGGGTCACATTCCTTACTCTGGGCACCGACTATGGCGAATACATAGACGTTACCATACAACGTCCCTTTGCCTATCGTGACGGAGACATAGTCAGTGGTCAAGGGCGAGTACGACATCAAAACAATTCAGACTACATACAGACTTCTGAAGCACAACTGCACACCCTCTCAGAGTGGCACCGGCGCTAGCTCACATCAAAGTAAGCACCCCAGTAACGATAGTCCACTTCATAGAGTTCACGTATGCGCTGTCTATCTTGATCAGAAACACTATCAGCAAATGGTTGGCGAGTTTGATTGGCTCTAACAGGAGGAACACAGGTGCCAGTAATCTCATGTATGTACTCTAGAAATTCTCGGCTCAGCTGATCTGTGGTGAACACACGATCGTACACACTAGCGTCTGTGCCCAGTCTACGTGTTTGAGGCTGTGTGTGTATGCGTATATCTCTGCTGGAGTGTTGTAGATGTTCTAGGCGATCCAAAAACTGCTGCCATGACTGTATGTGTGAGCGCAGGCGTTCTCTGTTTTTGATCACAATCCTGTCCTGATATGCACTGCATAGTCTAGCCACAGGATCTCTTACTACAGCTATGCGATAGTCCGGTTCACAGTCAGAGATGTTTACGAGTTTGCCCATGCGGCGTAGATCTCTAACAGCACTGGGTGTGATCTCATGTTGACCTTTGTATGGATAGCAGATGATGCTTTCTACAGTGGTCTTTCCGCACTTGGGCGTGACTCGTATGTGTAGAGTACGCGAGTTTGGCAGTACAACAGCTTGTTGGTACATGATGTGTCTCCTTACACGTACTTAGCGCGAAGCGCCTGCGCTAGAAGTAGCCGCTTGCGGTAAACGCAGAAAAAAGGCACTGCAAGTGCTTGCGGTAGCGG